TTTGGGGTCTCCGTTGGGTCCGGTAGCTCAGACCAATCGTTGACAGCCAGCTCCATCATTGACGGTGGTAAACTGCCCTGTAGTGTAACTTTCGCCGCGCCGTTATCGACGGTGCCAGCCACTGTGTTGAGCCCCGTCAGCAGACCCTTGAGCAGTGCGATCTGCGACGCCGTCTCAGCGGGGTCCGTCTCCGCGGCGTCACTGGTCGCACCAAGGGCAGCGAGCGCCGACTTTACCTCGCCAAGCGTGCTCTCGGTTGCCAGCGCATTCAGCCCATCCACCGTGACGGCGTCTGCAATTTTCTTGATACCGTCGTTACCCTTGATAGCGGCGATGGTCGCCAGTAGCCCCCGCAAGAGCGCCAGCAACGTCGCTGACGCCGCGTCCGGGTCCGTTTCCTTTGAGGCATCAAGTGCACCAATCAGCGTCGCCAACGTGTCGATTTTATTCTGCGTCGTCGTCTGTCCACCCGCCGTGGCCGGGCTGATCGGCTGCCCGTCTGTATCGACGAGCATCGAGAGAGGCGCGCCTTTACGCCCCTCGACGTCCTCGACCTGCTCCGTTTCCTGGTCGTAATACTGTGGCACAGGCGATGCCAACACGCCAGGAGGCGGGTTCGACTCTCGATTTAGACGTGTGATTTTCGTCGCCATGTCGATCCTCCTCTAGTACCACCTTGGACGATACCTGAGCGTCACGGTCGCCTTCGGCCCGTCGTAGTCGAGTGCGTTAGTGCCAGGCACGAGCGCAAATCCATTTGTTACGTACTCGTCGCTCAGGTGATCGTTAATTGGCTCCGTTTGGGCGTTACGTGTGAGTGTGGCCTCATAGCGAGCCGTGTCGACCATCACAACGTCGCCCGACTGATACTCCCCCTCGAGCCCAATCACGCCGCCCGGTCCTGAGAGCGAGAGACTGCTGCCTGTATCGTCAATCTCAATCGTGACGACCGGATGCGCCGGTGCGTTGCCGTCCACGTCGAGGCTCCACTCGTCGGCGTCCTCCTCGGTCTCCACGACCTCCGCACCGTACCAGTACGGATCCGGGGCGAGCATCGGTATGTCGATGACGAGCTCCGCCCCTGCGTCCATCCAGTCCTGCGGCGCCCCCTGCGGCCAGGCGAACAGGCGGCGCTGGTCGGGCGTCGGCCATTTGAACACCTCGATCGGAGGGTGCTGTAAAAACTGGAGCAGGTTGTCGGCTGCGTCTCGTATCTGTTGGCGGCTGGGGAAATAGATCGAACCCGACAGCATGAACTGCCGGGCCTCGATCCTACTCCTGCCCACGATCACGTTGCCGTCGCCGTGGGCATTGACCACATTGGGCACGCCGATCGACATCGGCACCCGTCTCCATGCGATCGTAACGGGGAGATCGAGGGTCGCACCGAGACGGTTGGCCATTCTAACCATTCTGGCCCGCCCCCCTTAGCTTGAATGCGATCTGCTCGGCGAGTCGCTCGGCGATCTCGTCGATCGTATCGTCGTCGATGTCCGTATCGCCGCCGCCTGTTCGAATGACCTGGACTGCCTCTCGCTCGATCGTGATATGGAATCCGCCAACCCCTACCGCCCCCACACTCGCGAGCTGCATTCCCGGCATAGGTAGGCGCTCGTTGAGCAGGTTATAAATCCGCTCTCCGATGCCCGTGAGCGTGTTAAGCGAGACAAGCGGCGTAAGCAGATCTGTGAGGAGATCCCGGGTCGGTCCGGTGATCTCCGACACCTGGCGGCCCACACGAGGGCCTGTATCTCCGGCACCGCCACCGCCGCCAATATCTCCTCCAGCGCTGCCGCTCGGCGGATCAGGCAGGATGCCCCGCACGATCTGGCCGCCAATGGCCGCGATGCCTGCTATGGCCGCGGCAATGACACCTGCGGCCGCTACCGGGGCACCGGGGCCCAGGAACCAGAAGAAGCCGACCAGCGCCGCATACGCCTGCCCCAGGAAAGCCGTGACGGACGTGGCGATGTTAGCAAGCGTTGCGACGAGCCATTGGTTCTGCGCCAAGATGTTGGCGACCAGTTCCTTGGTGATCCCGTCGAAAACGGTGCCGAAAATGCCTCCGATCGCTCCGGCAAACGAATCGAGAATACCGGTCCAGCTCGCCGTGCCGTTCCAAAACACCCTTGTGGTGTCGCCGATCCAACGACTAATCTGGTTGCCGATGCGCTTGAGCGCCTCGTCCATCGCTTCGGCCATCCGCATCATCGACTCGGCGGCGCCATCTTCGAGATCTTCAAACGCTTCCAGTGCCTGAGCCGTATAGCGAACGACCGGGTTGGCAAGTTTGTCACGTAGCCGCTCAATCGCCTGGCCGATCTCCTCGACCATATCGGGCACATAGGAGTGACCGACAACCCGGTCATAGAGGTCGAAAAACCAATCTCCAACCTTCGCAATCTGCTCATTGAGCCAGGCGAACGTCTTTCCGAGCTTGGTCTCACCCCACCACTCTTGAATACCCTCGGCGAGTGCCTGCACCGACTTCAAGCCCCGGTCCTTAAGGTCGATGAACCACTGCAGGACGCCGGAGACCATATCAGTGGTGCGGCGGATCAGGCCGTCCTTGAGTGCCTGGAAGAAGTTGGCGATCCGAATGACCGTGTTGATTACAAGCCCGACGACCGCATCAAGCCGGGCGCCGAACCAATGCCGCACCGACTCGACAGTCTCGGACACGTAGCCTGTGATGACGCCGGGCAGGCCCGCAAAGCCCTCCTGGATCGACTCCAGGGTGTTCCGCCAGCCGCCCTCCGTGAGCCACTCCCAAGCAGCGCCCGCAGCATCGAGCGTCCAGTCCCAAGCGCTCGCCGCGCCTTGGGAGAGAACGGGCCACGCCACATCCCGGAGCCACGTCCAGGCGTCGCCGAGCAGGTTGAGGGTGAACCCCCAAGCGCTCGCTGCGCCTGCCGTGATGATCGGCCACGCGGTGTCTTTGACCCACCGAATGGCGTCGCCTAGGAGGTTGACCGTCCAGTCCCACGCCGTGGAGGCCGCTTGGGAGAGCCACGGCCAAGCGACGTCACGGAGCCAGTCGAAAAACTCGCCCGCAACAGCCAGCGACCAATTCCACACTGTCGAAGCGGTTTTAGACAGCCACGGCCAAGCCGTGTCCTTGATCCACGAGGCGAACGCACCGAGGAGGTTCAAGGTCCAATCCCAGGTCGTGGCCGCGGCTCCCTGGAGCCACGGCCAGGCCGTCTCCCGTAGCCAATCCCAAGCGTCTCCAACGAAGTTGAGCGCCCACGTCCAGCCCTTTTGAAACCAGTCCCAAACCGTCTCAAGGAACGAAGTGAGCCAAGGTGCTTTCTCATCCAGCCAGTCCCAAAACTCGCCGACCAAGTTGACGGCCCAATCCCAGGCCGCAAGGAGCCAATCTCGAATCGTCCGTATTGTCTCGGTTGCCCACGGCGCCTTCTCATCGAGCCAATCCCACAGTTTGCCGGCAAGGTTGACCGTCCAGTTCCAAGCCGAGGACAGCCATCCCCGAATATCGTCGATCTTCTCCGTCCAGCTCGTCTCGGTGAGCCAATCCCAGGCTTTGCCGAGGATGTTGATCGTCCAATTCCATCCGTCCGTGAGCCAGCCCTTGATGTCCTGCCATTTCTCGGCCCAGGTGGTCGTCGTCAACCATTCCCACGCCGTACCGACGATGTTGACGGTCCAGTCCCAACCCACGCCCAGGATGCTCATAATGAGCGCAATCCAGGGCTCCAGGGCTCGCCGTGTATGGCGAATGACAATCTCGACAACCTCGCCGATGAACTCCATGACTGGCCCGATCTTGGGGAGGTTTTCAACGGCGAACGCAACGAATCGCTCGAATATGGGCACTAGGCGAATGGCGAATTGGTTGAACACGTTCCCCGCCACAGACCGGAGCTCGTCGAGCGCTCCGGCGAAACGGGAGCCGGCGCTTACGGCCTCCTCATCCATGACGGCACCCACTGCATGCGCTCGATTGCGGAGATCCGCAAGAGCGTCACCGCCAGCCTCGATCGCCGGCAAGAGGCGTTGTGCGAGGTTGACCCCGAATATCTGACCACCAAGCGCCGCCCGAAGTTGAGCATCCTCCACCTGATTGAGACGAGTGACGAGCTCCATGAATAGCGCGTCCGAGGATTTGATCTCGCCGTTGACGTCCCGAGTGGATACGCCCAGGCGCTGCAAAGCCTGGGCGTACTTGGAGCTACCTTCTTCGGCCTCGCCTACACGCTGATTCAGGCGCTGCAGCGACATGCTGACGTCGCTTTCGGCAACGCCGACTTGCGTGAGAGCATAGCGCATCTCCTGAAACGCCGTGGTCGTTGTGCCGGCACGCTGAGCATTGACGTTCAGAGCGTCGGCGCTTCTCGCCGCACGGGAGGCAAGCGCAAGCAAAGCGCCACCCGCCGCAGTCGCGCCGGCCGCGATCCCGGCACCCCATTTTGCGGCCGTGGTGATCATGCTCCCCAGGGTGCGGCCGACCTTTTGAGCCTTTGAATCCGTTTCTTCGAGCTTGCGGTTTGCCGGGTCGTTGTCGATCAGGATTGTTCCGAACAGCTTGAAAAGCTCGATGTCAGCCACCCCCTTTCGAGCACGAAAAAAGACCGCCTAAGCGGTCCTGCGTTTGACCTTTGCAGCTTTGCGTCGTATCGCCTCGACCTCGGCGAGGATCTCCTCCCGAGACCGCTTTATCAACGGCGCCCTAGCTCTCAGCGTTCGCTCCTGGTAAAACTCTTCAAATGATTTGAACGTATCCTTGGTCATCCATGGTAGCTGCGCCAACCACTCCTGCCGCGCGTACTCTTTGCGCCGTTCTTCCGCCGCTTTGGCTACCATGCGGAGCCCAAACACGAGCGGGCGCCGCCCCAGGTGCTGCATGTCGTAACGGGAAGCTATGAGGTCGTAGATTTCTTCGAGCGAGATTTTCCGTTTGAGGGCAAAAAATCGAGGACGCCCTCCTGCGACATGATCATCTGCACGGCGCGCATGAGTTCGCCGGGCGGCAGTTTGCCAATCTCTTCAACCGACTTGTCTGAGAGGTTGGCAATCAGCTGCTTCACCGGTTCCTTGGCGAGGTGCAACTTGCGAACCGCCTGAATGATGAGTGGACCAAGTGCTCGGAAACCAACCTGCGTCGCCGACTCGCCCTCTTTGGGAGACAACGCGTCAAGATCGAGCTCAAGACCCATCTTGTCGATGATCTCGGACAACAGAAACATGTCATCCGTTTCGAGTTTGCGGAGTTTCAATTCGGCCATGATAGCCCTCCTATAACGTCAAACGGGAGCCCCGAAGGGCTCCCTGTCACGCTGCATCGACGATGATTAGACTTCCTCGCCTTCGCCGCCCGCTTCAACCCACTTGACTTCCCACGGTTCCTCATCGCCGAGCCGATTCGCCTCGTCGTAGGTCGCCGTGAACGTCACCTGCGAGACGACCTCATCCCGCTCCGCCATCGTCCATTGGAGATTCCCGAGGTTGAGGGCATTCTTCAGCGTGATGATGCAGGCCCGGCCGTCCATCGTGCGGCCCGTCCACGTCACCGTGGCCTGATAGTCCGTACTCTCCACGTCCCTCTTTCCGGTGAACGTCGTCTCGCAGGCGCCTTCGTCCTTGGCCACTTTCGTCGCCGGGAAGAACTTATCGAGATCATCGACCATGATCTCCAGGTTGTTCATTTGCAAGGTCGCCACGCTCTGAACGAGTCTAATTCGCCCTTTTACAGGGCCGCGGTCTCCATCGGCATTGACCTGTCGGTACTCCCGCTCAACGTTGAACTGGCCGCCTCCACGGGTCAGCCCGACGTCTGCCTCGCCAATGGCGAAAACGCCTTCGCCAAGAACGATTGCCTCACCAGCCATGATAATCTCTCCTTCTTCTTTCGAATGTCCGCACTTCGTAGATGTACTTGCGTCGTCGAATCCGGACGTCGTCGTCATGCAATGTGAGACGACGATCCCGGTAAATGACGAACGATAGCCCGTCTCTAGGATCGGGTTCGACGTAATGAAACGGTAAAACAAATGATCCAACGGGGCGCACACGGACTACGCGCTTGTGCAGCGCGTAATCGGCCTCGCGCATCAACTGTTCCAAAGCCAACGTAGATCCATCCGTCGGCGCATCCCATCCATCCACGTCGAGAATGTAACGTTCGAGGTTCCTATCGTTAACAGCATTAAGTACGAACACCAGATACGGGAATGCAACTCTATCCGGCGCGCGTTCGTAGTACACCCGGGGATGGACGGATCGAAGCGCAGCCGTGATTGCCGTCCTAATCTCACGGACCTTGCTCATCGCCCATCTCCTCCCGCTCGTCTATGATGCCTTGGGCGCGTAACTCGTCCTCGATGTGCTTGATATACTGGGCGGCGATGAGCCGTATCACGTCGACGTTATCGAGTACTGTGCGGCGCAGGATCCCTCGTGCCGGCTGTTTGCTGTCGCCGAGCTCGCTCTTGGCTCCGTACCAACTGTCGTGCTTAAATCCGATTTGTAGGTCGGCTTCGATCCGTCGGACCCAATACTGAGTTGACGACCATAGTCGCCGGTGTCGGCGCATACCCGGCAGCTTGCGAAGCCGGTCCAGCATACGGCGACGGACAAGCTTGGCAATCTCCTTGAGCGCCGCTCGTTCCAGCTCGGTCAGTGTGTATTTCGCTCGGTCGACATTGGAGACGAATTCAACACCGTCGCGCTTGATCCTGACTACACTAGGAGGCGCTGGCACGGCCTACTCCCCCTGCATCGCCGCAATGGCTGCCTCTTTGCCGCGCACTCGGCTTCCGTCGGGCAGCTCGTAATAGCCGCCGCCCACGTATTTAATCTCCGGCGGTGTCGGTTCCGACTGTAGCTGTACTTCGTGAGGGTGTTCGAGCTCCTGCGAGTCGATCTGCTCCCCGGTTTCTGCATCATCTGGGCACTCGTCCACGATCCCCGCCGACTCCTGGTTCTTAGGCGGCCATTCGATCCGTGGGACCTCCAGCGAGGCAAGTTCTACCATGCGGGCCTCGCTCCGATGCCTGTAGATGTCGCCCGGTTGGTACACACGCTTGGTGTACTTGTCTTTGAATCGGGCGATCACAAGCGCCTCATACATGTTGCGCCCCTCCTTCAGAGCCGCATCGACCAAGCGGCATGTGTAACACCGATGGCACGGCCTGCCTCCTGGCGTCGGCCTGCGACAGTACCAACAGAGCTCAAGCAGGTCAGGCGGCATCGCCTGGACGACCTCAGCCTTGCGCATGTGTTGGATGGGATGCTCCCACTCGATGTCGTCGCGCTCACACACCTCCCAGGAGATGCGCTCATAGCGCCTGTGGGCGCGTCGCATGCCGGCACAGTCGGGTCCGCCGGGTAGCGAATCCCAATGGTCCGGTCGGATCACACGCCGTATGCCTCGATTTCGCGGGTCGGCCAAGAGAATCCCGATCCACAACGCCCAAATGTTGTGGTCTTTGACGACGTAACGGGTACTGCCATAGTCGAACGAACTTTCGGTGTAGCGGAAACGAGTGAGGCCCCGGCCGCGCATCCACTTCAGGATTCGCTCAACGGCCTGAGCCTCGTACTGCACGCGCCCCTCGTGGTTGGTGAGGTGCACATGATGGACGTGCAAACTCCTCCCCTCAGACAGCGCCCGCCACATACAGAATGCGGAGTCGATGCCGCCCGATAGGAGGAGCAACGTGTCAGGATACAAATTTAACCATCTCCTTCGCCGGAGCCCTACTCGACGCTCAGCTTGCCGATTAGTCCGCTACAAACGAGTTCCAGCGCCTCGAACTCGCCCAAATCCGTTGATCGGTCTACGGCATACGTCCGGTCAACCTTGTACCGCTTGCTCTCAAACTCGACCTCCGTCTCACCCTGATACTCGTGTCGATTGATCACGAACACGATCTCCGGCTTGAGTCCGGTTGCCGCCGCCTGATAGTGCTCACTTCGTGTCACCGATCTACGACCGCAAAGGACCAGCCGTTTAGAAGAGGCTCGAATCGGGTCACCAGGGCCGTTCTCATCATCCTGAAAACTGATCAGGAACAACTCGTGATCAAACGTCATCGGCATCACGCCCCGTGTGAATCATGAGGTTGTGCAGCCGATACTGTAGATGCCTCGGCATGGCCCCGGTCGAATCCCGATTCTGGTACCGCCAGGTGGCGAAATCGACGACGAACATCACGTGATAAGGGCTGTCCCCGTCGAGAGACAGCCCCTTCTCGTCTTCCAGTTCGTTTATGACGCCCTCGATGATCGCCTTTAGATAGGTGTCACGAACCGTGCCCATGAGTCCAATCCGGGCCTTGACGAGGGCTAGTATTTGATTGGCGTCCATGTTAACGCCTCCCTAGCGAGGCTTAGACCTCTTCGCCGCCATTGTCCTCGCCGTTACCATCGTCCGGCACGAACGTGATGTAGTAGCCGGCTTCGCTGTCGGCCTCGATCACGTCAAATCGCAGGAATCCGGCAAGCATCTCGCCGTACACGCTGTGGTCCACCCACTTGACCGAGAGCTGCTTGCGGTCGAAGAACCGGACGAACGCCCGAGCGTCACCGATGAACCCGACCAGGTCACCGGGGCTCTCGCCAATCATCTCGTCGTCGAGGATGACGATCTCCTTGCCCTTGAGACGCTTGCCACTGGCGACGGTGATGTCGTCTTGCAGCAGGTAACGACCCCGCTTGTCCTTCATCAGGTCCAGCTCGTTGAACAACGATTGGCTGACAAAGAGCTTGACGTCGTAGGCCGTCTTAAAGCCCGTGTTCAGGAGGGTGATCAACCCGTCCAGGCCGTTTACGGTCTTGGCCGTCGCACCCTTTAGGATCTGAGCGATCGCGTAGTTCGTCGTGTTGCGCTTCTGATCGTTGATCTCCTCGCCGATCAATCCGACGATGTCGTAGTCGGCGTCATCGATGACCTCTTGGGATACGGGGATGTAGCCCCGATAGGTCTCGATCTTGTACGACGTGTCGGTGACCTTCGGCTTCTGCAGCTCGGGATTCTCCTCGAGCTCCTCCACCGTATTCATGCGGCTCCCCGACTTGGAAATGATCGGGTACGTCCCCGATCCACGGTTTACGGGAACAACCCGTACGTACTTCTTCAGGTCAACGACGTCTTCGGGCGTCTCCTCGGCGGGAAGCAGGTCCTCCGGGACGAGAGCCCCACCGTCAACCACTTTGAACCCGCTGTCGCCCTCTCCCTCGCCGCTGCGAATTACCTTCCCTTTGGACCGCACAAACGCTGCAATGGCGGCCCTGAGCTCTTCTCGCTCACGATCCTTCACCTGGTCCCCACTCCTTTGCTTTGCTCCGCCCGATACGGGGGGCTCCTTGGATTTCAACTCTTCGAGCTCACCTTCAAGTTCGGCAATCTCGCTTTCGAGATTGCTCTTTTTCTCCTTGAGCTTCGCCTTTTCGGCCTCCAGCCCATTGATCGACTCTTCCACCGCTTGCAGTTCCTCGTCCGTGGAAGCCTCTTCAATCGCTTTCTCAAGCTCTTCAGAGCGAGTCTGCAGCGCCGACTCTTCCTCTCTGAGTGCGGCCAGAGACTCCCGCAGTCCAGTGATCTTCTTCGTCAACATCAACTGCCTAAGCACTCCACAACCTCTCCTTCAGTTTGATTTTCCGAGCCTCCATCAGCCGTTCACGGTGACGGTCAACTTCCGCCTTGCGCGCCTGGACGCCGGTCTGCTCGTAGGCCGGGAACGTGCAAACCGACACTTCGTGGAGGTCAACCTTGGTGATGGTCCATTTGACGGTTCCATCGTCGCGCCAGTCCGTCTCCTCAGCGAGGATGTTGAATCCAAAACTGCACTGGTCGACGTCGCCTCGTTTTACCCGCTCGTAGACGTTCACGGCGTCCGAATCGTTGGGGTTGATCCTGATCCGGCCCCAAAGGCCGTATGTGTCCACCTTCAGCTCCAACGTGCCGGCCTTGTTGCGCCCGAGGACGAGTGTCGTGTCGTGATTGGTAAGCGCCCTGATGTCGTTTCCCAATGTCTCGTTGAACGCTGTCGGGGCAATTTCTTCGAACGCTCCCGGCCAGAGTTCCGTCTCTTGATTAAAGACGACAAAGTAGCCCTCGATGTAGCGCTCATCGGCGGCGTCCTCGGCCCTGGTCTTGAGCTCAGTCGGCACGATCCGGATTTGCCGCTGGTCCCTATTCATCGCCATCACCCCCAATCAACTTTGACTGATCGCCGATCATGCCAAGCGGGATGTAATTCTCAAGGATCACGAGCTCATCAAGCCCCTCGCGTGGGGACAAACCTAGCCAATCCCGCACCTCGTTGCCCGCCATGATCCCACGGACGTACATGTTGGAGCCCACGTCCGACAGCTCTTTGAGGTCGTAGGCGTAAAGGCTCCGGGGATTGAATTTGAAATACAGGTCCGGGCTATAGAGGAGCTTGCGGGTCAGCTCCTGTTCAATCCCTTTAGCGATTGGAAGGATTGTCGTGTCGATGAAGTTGTTATACTCATCCTTATCGAACGGCCCGACACCAACGAAAAAAGCAGGCACTCCGAATATGCCTGCTACTGTGCGCTTATCCAATTCCACCGCATCGTTGATCGCCAAGTCTTGCAACGATAGCGGCTTAACTTGGTCGACTTCGATGAGCTCTGCCGGGATGATCCACGGCTGCCCTGCCTGCGTCGTTTCGAGGTATTTTTTGTAAACGGCGTTTCGGCCTTCCTCGCTGCTAAGCTCCGCCGTCGCCGCATCAACCTTGACAATAAGCGACGGCATGTACTTCCCACTCATAAAGCCCCGTTTGGTCCGGGTTGCCTGCCGCAGGTTATGGGCAATGTCTCGCAGCACTACCCGGTACCCGTGTCCTCGCCAAGGTTCCTCCGGATCGGGATTAACCAGGAAATGTAACACCTCGTCGAACCGGTATGTGCGCTTGCCGTAACGTACCTGGTAGCCGTCGTCGGTAGACTCCAGCACGACTTGAGACGGCGGTAGAGGTATCAGCTCGTCGATTAAACCGTCACGTATCCGGGGGTAAACCACTGCGTTGCCTTGCCCATCGAGCAGAAGCGTATAGACGATCCAGTAAACCCACGCCTTGCGTACCATCAGCGAATACGGGTTGATGTCAATCTTACGAGACAGCTCATTCTTCACCCGCACGTCGCCATTGTCGGTGTTCTGCATCAGATGGATCGTCATACTGCTAATCAGGTCGGCGATCCGATGGACGGCCATTCTGACTTCGGGGTTATCGGACAACCGGGTGTAGCCGGGAACATCCAGATCATCGACAATCCCGTGTTGCAGAAACCACTTTCTGAGCGCCGCTTCCGGATCGGCCTCACGTTTGAACAGCCGCTCGACGCGCTCTGCCGTCTTTGTCAGCCATCCCACCTAACCGCCTCCTTTCAAACTCAACCACTTGGTCGCAGTCGAGCTCTTTTGCAAGTTTTTGAGCATCTGCATGCACGCGAAAACAGCGGCATCGAAAATATCGATCCGCTGCGTTTCCTCGATCTTCTCGTACTTGATGGCGTCGTCAACCTGCTCGATCCCCCGCACGTTCTGGACGCAGTATTCAAAGGCGTCAGAGTGCAAGTAGTAGAACTTACCGGCCTTCGCCTTGGCCTCAATGCGCCTAAAGCCTTCGCTCTTGAAGTGATAGAGCTGCGGCGTATCTTCGATCCGAAAGCCCGACCGTTTCATCTCCAGAAAGAACTCTCGTCCAAACTTCCGGTCGAAGCCAACCTGGTTGATCTTGAAGCCCCGCTTCTTCATGTCGAGAAACCACTTGACGACCGTTTGGTGATCGGTGACCGGCGTGTTCGTCATCGTCAACCAGCCGTCGTCCTGCCAACCAAAGAGCGGGATGTTGTCCTCGCTCGCTTTGGTATGCGCCGCCACGATCGGGAAGAACGCGTGAGTGATTGCTATGTCCACATCGCCGTACGTCCCATAGAGCGCCGTAGCGCATAGGTCATGCAGCTTAGCTAGGTCGGCGCCGCCATACCACTCGATCGGTAGCTTCGCGAGCTCCTCGAGCGTCCATGTGTACTTGCGGTCGCTCGCCCGAAACTCATCGAGGTTGAAGTAAGCCTTCATTGCCGAGGTGTAGATGTTCAGACTCTTGGCCAAGAAGTCTTTGCGCTGCTGGGGGTCGTTCTGAGCCTGCAGCGCATCGTTCATAATGTCCTCGGGCCGGATGGTTACGCCGTAGTTCGGATTTGCCTTCTCGTGCTGCTCGGCGCTCGTGTAATCGACATTGCCATCCTTGTCCTCATCAGCCTTGGCAATGAACACGAAGTACTGCTCATCGGTGACGGTTTGGTCTAGGATCTTCTGGCAGTACTTCAGTCGGTTATAGCAGAACGAGTTCATCGAGTCGCCGGCCGTGCTGATCCCGATTGTGAGCTTGTTGGTGTACGCCTTCCCGGACTCCTTGATGACGTTGTACTGAGTGGCGTTTTTGTAGGCATGCAGCTCGTCTAGGATCTGGATGTTGCTGTTCAGCGAGTCCTGCTTATCAGGGTTCGCCGCCAACGCCTCGATGTGGATAGACCCGTCACCGAGCTCACCACTGATCGAATGCTCCTGGTTGTTGTCCAGAATCCTGAACGTGTCCTCTTCACCCATGTTCCTAATGTTGAACAGGATGAAATTAAAGCTCTGCAAAGCCTGACGAAGCGCCGCCCCCACCATGTAGAGCTTCGATCCCGACCGGCGTTCCAAGAGCGATAACGACCACGCTAACGCCGCCACAAAACGCGTCTTGCCGTTTTTGCGAGGGATGAAGATGAAGGCCTCTTTGTATACCCGGATCTGCGTCCCACGATGGTAGAACCCGACGAGATTGTAAACGATGAACTTCTGCCAGGACTCGAGCAGAAACGGCTCTCCTCGTAGTGGAGAGCCGTCCAGTCGCTCGCCCTGGTCATGGACGAACGTCTTCTCGATGATGCCGATTACGAACTCAGGATCCTTATGCCTCAGTTCATACTTTGGGTTCTCAAGGTTTCGCCGAAACCGCTCACACGCCTGGATGATCTCCCGGCAGGCCAGCTTGCGACCTGATAGGATGTCGTCGACATACTGCAACACTTCACCGTAATGTTTGGGCGACGTCACTTTTCAAGCTCACGCAAAGCCTCGGCCAGAGCCGAGCCCTTGCCCTTCTCCTTTTTCTCACCGGCTGACTTCGGGTTGAGGCAGAGCCGGTCACTGTATTGCAGTATGTCCTTGCGTAGATTCTCCAGGGTGCTGACTATGGCGCTCTTCTTCGTGCCTCCGGCTGCTGTCTCGGTCGCGTACTGGCGGCCGCCCCTCTCCCACTCATCCAGCGTCACAAGGTAGTCGTGGACCAGGCCGGCGTAGATGTCGATGAGGCGGTTGTATTCTGGCTTGTGCGTTCCGAGTCGCTTCATGTCCCGGATAGTCGTACGCTTGATCGTTTCCTTCGTCGGTATCCGCGCCACAACGACACCTCCCCAAAAAAGATTTCGAAGACCCGCTCTATTGGACGAGGGGCCCGCCTCCGGTCCCTCTTTGACTCAAAAACGCGACTCGACGGTGGGGGGGATCACGTCGGCACGAGCTCGCCCACGTTCTCGGCCCATCTCTTGCCGGCATCAGTCAAGGCTCCGGTGAGTCGATCGTGCATCGCGTTGTGGCATGACTCACACAGGCTGATCAGGTTTCGATCGTCCAGCTCTAGGTCAGGACGGACCTCTCTCGGATGGATGTGATGGACCGTGTTAGCTTTGGTCGTGCGTCCGTAGCGCCGGCACTCGCGGCACATGTACTCATCGCGGCGCAACACTACGCGGCGTTTGCGTTCCCACCGCCTTGACTTGTAGAAGCTCACATGCCATCACCTCCTGCAAATAGGGGCGCGCTCACGGCCTCGGACGGCAATCATACCCGCTGCCCGAGGCTCCGGCCTGTGTGTAAATCACATGCGCGCCTAGCCGGAAAATTGTCGAACAAAAAACCCGCCGCGTCTCCGCAGCGGGTCAACTTTACCTACTACCATGCTACCACAGATTTTAGGACTAATCGTCCGCAAATCGTCCGCACTTTGTCCGCTACTAGAGCAGACCATATCCAAGCGCAAAGAGTCGAACCACCTCGTAGCGCATCTCGTAGAACTTGGTTCGCCCCACGTTCAGCTCCTTAGCCACACGATCGTTCGTGTACTTACCGGACCAATACTTGAGCTCCACGAGTTTTTTCTGCTCGTCACTGAGGGTGTCGAACACGGTTTCGATTCGTCGAACGTTCTTCCACGCCCGCAGCTCCCTGAGGTTCAGCGCTTCGATTTGCAGGTACGTTTCCGCCAGGTCGCTTGGCGGCCCCTCCTCTCGCCGGCCCTCCGGCGGTGGCCACGGGCGGAGCTTGTCCCTCAAAGCCTCGCGCTCGGCCTGGACGGTGGAGAGCGCCGCCTTATGCACAGGATAGTCGTAGAGCTCTCGTTCAACGTAGCGGAACACGTGGGACGGTATCTCCTCCACCCGGACCAAGGCTTCACTCACCATCCTGCACCTCCGACTGCAGTTGCTTCTTGGCACCCTCGAGCTGTCGCCTGAGACAGTCTTCTGTGTAATGCTTCGGATGCCCGTTGATCTCCACCCATTCATCCGGGTGCAGCGACCGCCTGGCACCACACGACGGGCAGATGCCGCGCTTGCGTAGTGCGTCCGAGAAGGTCCCCTTTGGGCGCCTCTGCTTGTGTGTTGGCTCTTTGGAGCGCAGCTTTGCTAGCTCTTCGTAACCCCGTGCCGGCCCGTAGGTCTCATACAGGATCCTCGTTGCCTCGTTGACCTTGCCCACTCGAATCAGATTGCGAGCTCGTTGTCTTACCGCCCACCGATCAAGAGTCGCGTCCATCTTTTGCACCCTCATCACGAGTCCTCCTCTCGACATGCTTGCCCGTCGAATTCTCGCGCCTGTTCGCTCCACCAGACGCGGTGACCCCCGCGCTCATCGATGCACACCTCTCCAGGCAAGATAACATCCAGATCAAGCAGGTTAACCTTGATTTCGTCAAGGTGGTACCGAATGTCAGAGATATACCAATACACATCACCATTGATGTCCTCGACGTCTTCGATCCTTGGGAAGTGCAACTTTAGCAGATTATCGATATCCAGGACTTCCTCCATGATGTCAACTAGGCCATACCTCTGCATGTGCGCATCCCCGTACTTCCGCTGGCCTGCCTCCAAGCGCGCCTGGCGCCACTCCTCGATCCGTTCAAGGGTTAGCTCGTGTAGCCGCATCACTCACCCCTCCTTCGTGACGAGGCTTCGGACCCCCGCACACACCTTGTTGCGCCGATTCTGCGTCGTATCCAGCACTAGGCGTTTATAGGCGTTAACCACGGACGCTGCCCACATAAGATCTTGCCTTGTGATTGTGTCCGGGGCATGTCTCATGCGCCACTCTACCTCCTCCGGGTCAATCGGGTTAGGCCAGCCAGTGCCGTCCGTCAGCACGATGTGACCACCGTAGATGCCGGGTTCCATCACTCGCCCCTCCTCGCCCGCTCGGCGTTGCGCTGCATGGCGTCGCGAAGCGCAGCCTCCACGTCGATCCCTCTGTGATGCGCTACACTGAGTACCGTGTGTAACAAATCCCCCATCTCTTCGATTTCGCCGTCAGAGTCGCCACACTGCGCAGCGTCCCACCATTCCTCCAGCTCGTTGTCCATGTGCGTGTAGCCGGTCCACAGGTCCCAACCTTCCGGGTACTTCCCCCGCGCCACCGCCAGCCGATAGCATTCCTGGGCAATGGCCGACAATCCGCTGTTTTGCACAAGGCAAGTGCCTTTTTCGACGTCCACCATGACCTTCACGCGGCCCTCCCCTTTCCGTAACGTGCGCTCTTTTACTGCTTCACCCATGGCTTCGTTTTCAGATCGACCAACTTGCCGTCGTTATCCATTGGCCTACCAAAGTCGTCGCTGCGACTCATCGCTTTGTGCCCCTCTCCATCATGAAGTGAGTGAGCTTGTCCAGCGCCTTAACGATCACACTGCCGATCGGGACTAGCCACTGGTCCCGATCCGCTTTGTACGACTCCTCGTCGTGCCACATCGATGTCGTAGGATCGAAATCTGGTCGTAATGCATAACCTCGGGCGCCACGGTGCAACCTAAGACCGCCACACCTGAATCCGTGTAACACTCCGGCAGCTTTGGGATCCAGGTACTCGAGTAAGCTGAGAAGCATGGCCCACTCCGTGGAATCGTAGGCCAAATCAGGGCGAGGATCAGGTACGATCTTGGGCTTCTGGTATTTCCTGCACTCAGGGCAAAGGTGGCGACTACCGTAGATCGCTCCGATGGAGTTGCGAAGTTCTGTAACCTGCCATCCTTCCTTTTCGGCTACGTGGTTTGCATATTCGTTTCCATACTGCGGTTCCAATCGGCGGTTACATCCATCTCCATCGCATGTCACCTCATACAATGGATCGTAGGACCTACCGCCTTCTGGAGGGTAGAATTGGATTACCCGGAAGCTCATGCCCTCAGCTCCTCGATGCAGATGTAGATCCCAGCCGGGTCAGCCCAGAACTTCTCAGTGATCTCGCTTGCTACGAGTGCGTCGTTTTTCCAGAAGCCGAGCTTCTCCATCACGTCTTTGAGCATCTTTTGCAGGTTGTCTGTGTCGGGCGCCGTGTGCTTGTACGTCCCACTGGGGTACCTGCCGTTGGTCGGGAAGCACCACTTTGTCACCAGACGCACCGCTGACTTATAGGGCTTGTCCGGGGCCCACGGACCGATATAGTCCCGCAGTTTGGCACGTGCCGCTGCCAGCTCTGCCGGTTCGTAGAATATCGGCTTGCCGTTCACCACCTTGACCGCCCTTTGTTGTGCCGTAATCGTTGGCGGCTTCATCGGCACGAAAAACTCAATCATGCCCTACCCTCCTCTGAGAACAGACTCAGTTGCGGGCTGTGTTTGCGCCGTACATACTCGACGATCTCCTTCATGCTGATCCGCTCGATAGCTTCCATTTAAAAACCTCCTTTTTCGGTCGGGATTCATGTGTATCACCGTTGTGAAAATCTGCTTGAGTCACGGCTGGGGGAGAAGTCGTCGTGCGTAAGCTGACGCACGACTTTTCCCCCCGTGACGGGTCGAGCGAAGCGAGGGAAAGGAAATATCCCCCTTTAGGGGGATGTTTTTTTCTTCCCTCGTGAAAATAACGTCAGGACGTTTTTTTCTTCCCTCGTTTTCGGCTTGTGAGGGAAAGGGAAAATAACGTGTTTTTCACTCATTTCCTTGTGAAGAAAAATACGTGTACACGTTTTTTTCTTCCCTCACCTATTTGGTTGTCAAGGTGCAGTGAAAATAACGTCAGGACGTTTTTTTCTTCCTCACAATGCCATCCTCGACTATGAACCCACCGTGCTCTTTGAGGCGATTTCTAACAGTCCGTTTGGTCACGCCCATGTACTCGGCCAGCGAGTCGATTGTTACATCGCCATCGATTGTGCAGGCCTCGTAGGCGACCTCGACGGCCAGTTTTCGCTCTTTTGCCTTTGCCTCTTTGGGCTTGCGGGATTCCTTGGCGATCTGCCAAGGGGGCTTCTCGTGCTCCGGCTGGACGTCTTTGAGGATGCCTTGCGTATCGACCCGGTGACGCGGGTAGGTAAACCACACGTCCCTCGGCGGGAACTTGGGGAACTCACGGAGGGTTCCCTCAATACGCCACGCCGTCTGTTGCTCAGCGGCCCGGACGGCTGCTTCCACATCACGGTCGAACAACCTGAACACGTGATCAGGCAACAGCTCTCTACAGGCGTCGATGGATCCTTTCAGACTGCACAGGTCATCCTGCGATACCCGATCCTCGTACCCCGGCACATACCGCTCCAGATACCGCTTGGCCACATTGCAGACAGCTTCGTTGCGTTGCTGCGCTATGATGTCCTCGTTCAGCTCCAGCTCGATCAGGTCGAGCAGCGCGTCGGGGTCACGAGCAAAGACGCCGGATCCGCTTGCCCGGTCCATGGATCGCTTCTGCCCTTGGTAACCCTTACTGTGATGATGGCAATAGATCACGGCTGCCCCGAGCTCGTGGCAAATGAGGTCGAACTGATTGGTGAACTTGGCCATCTGGTCGGCCGAGTTCTCATCGCCGGTGATGATCTTGTAGATCGGGTCGATCACTATGGCAATGTAATCACGCTTGGCTGCCCTACGGATCAGCTTAGGAGCCAGGCGGTCAAGCGGTACAGCCTTGCCACGCAGGTTCCAGATGTCGATATTGCCGATGTTGGTTGGCTCCCATCCGAGGGCCTCATACACGTCTCGGAAGCGGTGCAGACACGATGCCCGGTCTAGCTCGAGGTTGACGTACATAACCCGGCCCTGAGCCGTGTCCCAACCGAACCAGGGCTTACCCTCGGCGATCGAGATGCACATTTGAATGAGTGCATAGCTCTTACCGGCCTTAGAGGGACCGGCGATCAGCATCTTGTGACCCTGGCGTAGCACACCATCGATCAGAGGTGGCGAGAGATCCGGCAGGTTGTCCCATACGTTGGACAAGTTCTCGGGCTCCGGCAGGTCGTCATTGACGCTCTCGATCCACTCCTGCCATTCGGCCCATGATTCCTTGCCGATGTTCGTATCGATGAGCCACTGTTTGCGACCGTTGCGCCGAACCCCAGGCATCCGAGACAGACGAGACGGATTACGGTTCTGCGAGTCGATTTTGAGCCCGTTCTTGGCGCATACGTCGTACAGGTAGTCCACTCGCCTGCGGTACTCTTCGTAGTTGGCCGCATCAATTCGCACAATGGCATGGAGACTCTTGCCGCCGCTGTGGACGAGACATGCGATCGGAAGCTCCAGTGCCCTGAGGATGGCATACTGCTTTTCGATCTCCGTGTCGTCCGATTCGACAAGCGCGAAGCGGAAATCTGTCACATTGTCATTGCGTACACCTTGGCCGTCTAACGGGTTGAACCGGATCCAAGCGCCGGCCTCGGGCTTGTAGTCGCCCAGCACGGCGCCGATGTCGCCGCCGCATTGCTGCAGCGCTTGTATCAGCTCTCCGGCCGTTCGGTCGTAGTAGCCCTTTGTGGGTAGGTAGCGATTCTTTTCCTCGTCGTGCCAGCTCTGTGTAACGTAACCTACGATCTCCGAGGCCTCGAATAGGGTCTCGAGATAGGTGACGAGGTCTGTGACCGCGTCCCAGTCATCATCCGACGGCTCAATGAGCTCTTGTCCTTCAATCCAGTTTGGATCCACAACGACATGCTCTTCCGGACCACCGATGATGGCATCCCACTCGAGCTCTCGGCCACCTGAAGCCGGAGTCCATCCCCGCTCTTTGGCAAGTTGGACGATGGTGGCGCCGGTGACGGGCTTCTCGGCACCTCTAAATCCATCCCACTTCCTGTAACACTCCCCGGGCTTGTAGCGGTCCGGATCACGCCGACTCCACTCATCCCAGACGGACGCCGTATATCCCTCATGATGCAGAGCCATCCCCACGCTGAGCCACTCGTCGTAGCTCAGCGCGGCGGGATCGATGTATTCCAAGACAGTTCTGAGGTCTAGCCGATCATGCGTGTCCATGACAGGCCCTCCGTAGTCGTTTCAATCGGTTCTGGTCTGTACGTTGCGGGATCGATGTCACGAGGCACACGCCACCCGTTGGCGGCGATCCGGTCGATCAGCCGTTTAGCAGCATCGAATGGCCACTGGCCGACGTGCACGAAACCTCTCTGTTCGAGGAAACGGATCTGCTTCGGCGTGGTGAGCCCCTCAGCCCTGCGTTTGGCGAGCCGATCGAGCAGGAGTGATGCCTTTCCGGCATTCTCGATCGCGTCCGGGAAGATGCCTGCCTTTTCGAGCGCCTTCTTTTGGGCTTCGGATGGCGGTCCCATCTCCCAGCCGAACGCCGGAACATACCCTGCCAGATCCTCCGCCTGAATGGACATCTCGAACTGGAGAGGGTCGACCAAGCGTTTCTTGCGGCGCCGCATCTCGGCCAGCTTCTTGGCAAGGGCCTCTTCCCTAGCCTCGATGACGTCCTGTTCCGCCTGACGCTCAGCCTCCTCGAGGTCCACCGGGCACCCAGCTTCCTCGATATTGGCCGTCATCTGCTTGGCCACTTCGTCGGACTGGGCGATAAGGTGTGCCGGATGACACAGCTCATGCCGCTCGGTGTGCCACAGGAAGTCGAGTAGCAACAGGTGATCCTTGCCCGGGTAGAGCCTGGTCCCACGTCCTACCATCTGGCTGTAAAGACTCCGAACCTTGGTCGGCCGCAACACCACTACACAGTCGATGGCCGGGTTGTCGTACCCCTCGGTGAGGAGCATCGAGTTGCAGAGCACATTGTACTTGCCGTCTGCAAAGTCTTGGAGGATCTGGTCCCGATCGGGCGACTCTCCGTTTACCTCGGCAGCCCGGAACCCGCGAGATTCGAGGATGTCCCTGAATTTTTGCGACGTGGCGATGAGTGGTAGAAACACGATTGTTTGCCGATCCATGCAGTGCTCTACCATCTCGTCGGCGATCTGATGGAGATACGGGTCCAAGGCTGTGCCCAGCTGTCCGGCAGCGAAGTCGCCGTTTTGCATCCCTACCTGGCTGATGTCGAGCTTCAGTGGGATGGTGAGTGCCTTGATCGGCGACAGGTAGCCCTCTTTGATCGCTCGCGGCAGTGTGTACTCGTAGGCGAGTGATTCAAAGTACTCTCCAAGGTTTCGCATGTCGCCGCGGTCCGGCGTGGCCGTCACACCCAATACCTTTGCATCCTCGAAATAGGCCAAGACACGCTGATAGCTGTCTGCAAGCGCATGGTGCGCCTCGTCGACAATGATGGCGCCGAAGTGGTCGGGTTCAAACTGTTCCAATCGCTTTGGCCTCATCATTGACTGGACGGATCCAACCACTACTCGATACCAACTGTCGATCGATGTCTGTTCGGCCTTCTCGACTGCGCAACGCAGGCCAGTCGCTTGAGACAGCTTGTCCGCAGCTTGCTCGAGCAGCTCTCCCCGGTGAGCGAGTATAAGAACCCGCTCACCGTTGCGCACAAGATCCTCGGTCAGCTTGCTAAAGACGATCGTCTTACCGGTGCCGGTGGGGAGCACCAGCAGTGTACGCTGGTGCCCCTTTGCCCACTCGGCCAAGATGGCTTCTTTCGCCTCCTGTTGATAGGGACGAAGTGTCATCGTAGCCATGATCAAAAGCTCCCTGCTGTGTACGACGGTGTGGTCTGAGGCTCGAGAAACTTCTTGATCTCGTTCGACTGCCTCTCTTGGCCGTCGTCACCGATCCACTTACGGATTCCGACACGGCAACGCCCCCGGGCGCCAACGACCTGGTTCCAGTTCATCCGGATCGACTCGCCCTTGCGCATGTGGCCGATCGCCACGAAGAACTCGGACAGGAATCCGGCCGTCTTGGTGTGCAGGAACAGGTTGTGGTAGACCGTGGTCGAATCGCCAGTCGGAGCCGTGATCCGGATCTGCAGCACAGCTTTGTTGCACGGCGGCAATTTCTCGCTGCCCGGATGGCGCTGACGCTCGAAATCAACGACCTCGAAGTCGTACTCGCCTTCGGGGAGCGTGATAAAGCTACGTTCCTCGTAATTGATCTCGTCATCCCAGCTCAGTGCGCGTTCTTCTACCATGAATAAAACCTCCTAGGGCTTGATTTAGAATGGAACGTCTTCGCGAGCAGCCTGGATAGCGGCCAACACCTGATCCCAAGCGCCGATCAGCACGCCTTCAACGAAGTCCTCGGGGTAGTTGCGGAATGGCGTGTCGATCGGGAAGTAACCCCGCTGAGCTACAACCTGCTGCACATCAGCCAGAGTCACTCCGGCAGACCGCATTAGGTCGGCAAGAGCTCGGGGTACACCAGCGGCTTCAAGCTGGTCCACCTCAGCAGCCTCCGGTGCCGTTCCAGATTCCTGTGCAGGTGCGGGTACTGCTTCGGATGCTGACTGAGCTACTGGTTCCGGTTCTGGTGTCGGTTCCGGGGCCGATTGCGTTGCCGATGCGGCGGGTTGCGCCGAGGGAGCGGATACCGCTCCTCGTGGCGGGAAGCAATGTGCTATCGCGCTATAGTCCATGTCGATCTCATCAGGCAAGTTGTGGCGATTCTTGGCATCCCACGCCGGATTGTGAGTAGTATAGATGACACGCTTGCCACCTTGAGCGATATTGCGGCCCTTCTCGGCTCCCTGACCGTCTACGTTGACGACATAGAGCTTGTAATTCGCGAAGAACACCATGTCGGCCCACTCTTTCACGAGCGGCGCATTGCGCTTAAGCAGTTTGAGCTCCCACTTATCGAAGGCGCCGGCTTCGCCCGGCAGCTCGAATTTCCGGGCGTGGGCATGGGCTACCAACACGACGTGGACTCCTTTTTCGATTACGTCATTGAGCCGGTTGAGGAATCGCCCAAATTCCTCTTCCAGATAGACGTAGCCCTTGCCATAGCCGAATTCCTCAATTCCGCCTTTGTTGTACTTGGCAAGGAGCGCATCGAGGCAAAGCTTTTCTGCCCAGTCCGCCGTATCGATGACCAGCGTGTCACAAATGGTTGGATGGTTGATGACGTAATCAACTTGTTGGAGAAGCATCGCCCAGCTGGTTGGCGTTGGCGTCCGTGCTACGTCGAGCTGTTTAGTCGAACCTTCGGTATCGATGAATAACGGATTGGGAAACTTAGATGCTAAGGTAGACTTGCCAATCCCCTCAGGACCATAAATGACGACTCGTTGAGCCGATTGGATCGGTCCACGAATGATCTGCATTAGAACTGACCCGCCTTCCACTTCGTTTTTTGCTCGCTGTCCGTCGACTCGGTAGCCTCAGCATACTCCTGGCCAACAACGTAGCCGTCTTCGATGATGATGGTGCACTCGTCACCGGTGCTGACCCGAGTCGCAATAGCCTGAAGGCCCTCTGCCTCGAGCCACTGGCCGAACTCACGCAGGGTGTCGAGATCCATCTGCTCCAACTTGTCGATGAGGACGAAACCACACTTCGGATTGAGGCAGCGAACGATGGCCGTCGCAACCTTCAACTGTTCACTGGCGGCCATGTTGTCCCACTTCTGGCCGTTGTACGTGAGCTCGCCGTCCTCGACGGAAAGCCCCGGCAGTGGCAGATCGGCATCCTTGAGGAGTGCGGTCTTAGCCTGGCGCACCTTCTCAATCTCGGCCGTCAGTTCGCTATACTGATTGGCGTAGTCACGGGCGTCGTCTTCGGCCTTCTCCTTATCAAGGTTGGCTCTGACCTTTCGGTTAATTTCCTCAATGTCGGCGATGCTGCGCTCGATCTCGGCTGTGGATTCGTCGACGAGATCCTTAGCCGACTTCTGGGCGATCTCGAAGTCCGAGGTGAGTGACTGCAGTTTGTCCTCAGCCTCCGCCAGCTGTTGCCGTAGCATGTCCACCCGGGCCTGCTGCGCTTCCAGGTCACGAGCGATCTGCTGCACCCTTTGACGTTTGCGCTGATTCTCGCCGTTCCGTGCAAGAATCTCCTGCTGTCGCTTGATCAGATCGGCTGCCGACACGAGTTCCTTTGGAGCGTCTGGGTAGTAGGGCTGCTCGGCGGCGAACTTCTTCTTTTGATCTGCGATCCGGCCAATGGCAAGCCGTTCCTGGTAGAGTTCACGCTCCTTCTGCTCCAGCTCGGCCAGTTGCTTACCTACGCCGATGATCTGAAGCAGCGTTTCGGCCTTCTCTTTGCTCGACGCGTTCAAGAACCGCGGCATGTCGATGGCTAACTGCTCAACGAAACTATCGAGTAGACGCTGCCCTGCGCGCTGTCCGGACGGATCGGTGACGGTGAGCGACGAGTTCTTACCCTTGCGCTCGACCACTAAACCGTTGTTGAGCACTACTTTGAGGTATGGAGGGATGGTGGATCCCTCACGTTGGGGGTGAGATGGACGGTAGCGGTCACCACCCAAGTTCCAGGCAATGGCATCAAGCACACTGGTCTTACCCTGGGCGTTGCGACCGCCAATGACGGTTAGACCATTGGGTGTCGGCTCCACCTTAACGGCCTTAACCCGTTTAACGTTCTCGATCTCGATTTTGTTGATCTTGATAGACATGCCTTACCCTCCAGTTGCAGCCCTCGCCAAAGTGGAGTAAACTGGAGGCGAGAGCGTATTTGCTTGCGACTCACTCAGCCACCGCTGCAACGGTGGCTTTATCCCGTCCATCCCGGATCAGCAGGCCACTGAACGTGCCCCGGATCTCAACTCCGCACGTACACGTACCTCGGACATCGAACAGCCGGGCAGGATACTCGGGATGCCGTGTCACTGATCCGTTGACCCTCGACGTACACACAGGGCACCGTACTTGGACCCTTGAGTTGTACACTCGGTCGATATCCCAGTAGCGCATTACTACTCACCTCCCCTCTACTGGAACCAACACCACGTCCCCCGGCCTGATCGCTCCAGGGTCGAGCCCGCCGTTAGCCTCCCGGATGATGTAGACCACCTCTCTGGGGTCCCGGCCGGGGTAGTGTGTGGTGGCTAGGCCCCAGAGGGTGTCGCCGGGCTGGACGACGACCTCGATCATCTCGTACTCCTGGTACCGCTGCCCTGCCTGTATCACGGCCCAGACAGTTGTCAGGAATAACACCGTGATCAGCACCCATGCCGCGATATCCATCCAGGTGATCGTGTCATCCACCGACACGATGCTGCGGATTGTGCGTGGCCTCATGATCCTGTCGCCTCCCCCATGTCCATTCCGGCCAGATATCGCTCGAAGCGCGTGGCGTTGATGTAGTAGGACCATCGGCCGCCCGGCATGCGGACTGCGGTACCAAACGGGAGCCTGTTCGCTCGCAGGGCCATGCGCAGGAACTGCGGCGTGACGTCCATCCGAGCGGCGGCCTCGGCGACTGAGACGCGGGCGCCCATGGCGAGAGACTGGTCAGTCGTCTCACGATCCATGAGCGGCCACCACCCTTCTCCGACCGGCAAACTCAATCTCGTTGAGGTCCACCCTCAACTCCGCGGCGATTCGCTTTCCCGTATTGACGTCTGGAATCGAGAGTCCACGCTCCCATTCCGAAACAGCTTGGCGGGTAACTCCGATGGCGTCTGCAAGTTTCTGCTGTGTGTAGTTGCGCTTTAATCGCGCTTCTTTCAGCGTCATCATGGCAGCGCTCACCTCCGGTCAGGCAAGTTTATCTTGCATCTCCACAATAGCAAGGTATTCTTGCTGTGTCAAGAGAATCTTGCCTTGTGTCGCAAGCGTAGCTTGCGTAAAATGAAAAGCGAGGCGATGAAACGATGCCAACCGAACGGGAAAAGGCTTTTGGTAGGCGGCTTAGAGCTGCAAGAGAGGCAGCCGGTCTCAGTCAAGCATTTGTTGGCGAGAGGCTGGGTGTTAGCCGGCAAGCAGTAGGCCAGTGGGAGACGGGAGAGACGTCACCAAATCCTGAGACGCTACGAATACTTGCCGATCTATATGAGGTATCTGTCGACTCCCTCCTAGGCCGACAAGCTAAATCTGTCGTCCTTACCACACGTGGCATGCCGCTCCCTCCCCTTGGTGCGGAGTATTTGACAAAGGAGGAGTTGGAAGAGATCGAAGAACGCACTAGGGCGTTCCATGAGTTTGAAGTACGTCGGAGGCTCAAGGAAAAAGGGGTCGATGTATGATTCCGTTTCCGATTGACCGGTTGTGGCAAATGGCTGCTGAAATGGGTGTAACAGTCGTATGGTATCCAAACGAGTTCTATCAACGGGGAAACTACTGCGAAACAGTCGATGGGCCTTACATATTTCTGAATCCGGCGATTAAATCGTCGACAATGAGATATCGGTGCACGTTTGCCCACGAGCTTGGACACCGAGCAATAGGGGTATGGTCTGGGAACCCTGCCAAGGATGACGAACGTGCAAATCGATGGGCAAGGAAGTTGCTGATACCCGACTGGTGGCTGCTCCCGCGCATTCGGTGGGAGCCGTGGGAGATCGCAGAAGAGGCCGGAGTTTATCAAGAGTGGGTCGAAGCCCGGTTGAGAGGGTTATACGTCGAATCTCGACGCATGATGGTGTACGTGTAATTTGACTATTGACTGCAATTCGATGTTACTCGGGAGGTGATTGCCATCCGATTGCCCAACGGCTACGGCAGCGTGTACAAGCTTCCCGGGAACCGGCGCCGACCGTGGATCGCCCGCAAGACCATCGGTTGGACAGAGGAAGGGAAGCAGCTCTACTACACGATCGGATACTTTAAGAGCCGATCCGCGGCACTTGAGGCGCTCGCTGAGTACAACAAGAACCCGATCGGTGAGGTCCGGGAGATCACGCTGGGGGAAATCTACGAAAGGTGGTCGGAGTCGTCTTACAAAACACTCGATCGGAGCACGGTCAATGGGTATCGTGCTGCGTGGAAACGGCTTGAGGTTCTAGCGGATGAGCAGGTGCGGGTAATTCGGACGTCCCACCTGCAAGAGGTTATCGACAAGATGATCGACGAAGGGCTCAGCCGTTCGTCGCTTGAGAAGGCTAAGACGCTCTGCGGTATTCTTCTAGAGATCGCCCTAAACGACGATGTCATATCGACAAACTATGCCAGGGCGATCAAACTACCCAAGGCGCGAAAAGCGAAAAAACCTACCTTCACCCGGGACGAGATCCAGAAAATCAAAGGCCTCGCCGAATCTGGCGACGTGTGGGCCGGAACCGTCCTCATTCTGATTTACTCAGGGATGCGAATCGGTGAACTCACGAGTCTGAAGCGCTCAAACGTAGACATCGAGAATTGGGTTTTCACAGGCGGGATCAAGACTGATGCCGGTAGAGACCGGCTCGTTCCGATTCACAGCAAGATACAGCGATATGTAAGAGACTGGTACTCAAGCCGTCCGTCACTCGATCGGCTAATCCATCGAGACGGTCGCCCGATTAGCGTGGATTACTATCGCAAATCGATCTTCTACCCGGTGTTGGAGCGCGCAGGCATCGAACGACATCTGACGCCGCACGCGACCCGTCACACGTTCGCTACCCTACTCGACGAGGCAAAGGTCAACACGAAACACATACAAGAGCTCATCGGCCACTCTGACTATGCCACGACAGCGAACACCTACACCCATCCTCAAGTAGACGAGCTCAGGCAGGCCATTGAAGCCATCTGAATGACCATTCGAACGTGTTAGTTGTTCGTTAGTTGCGTGTTAGTTACGACCCCGAATTCGGGCGATTTCCAGACGATTTTTCGGGGATGGCATAAGAAAAGCCCGTAGCACCAAACCTGCTTGGCTACGGGCTTTTCTTGGTGGAGCCGAGCGGGATCGAACCGCCGACCTCTTGAATGCCATTCAAGCGATGAATCCCTTAGAATGCAGGTTTCGAGGCCTATTTGTTAGTTGTGTGTTGGTTACGAATGCGAATTCCAACGCCCTGTGACGCACGAATGATGGCAGGAACCGACGCATTAATCGCCGAAAGTGGAAGTGGATTTCAGACTACGCGGAGGTGTCGGTATGAAGCGTTTGGTTGTCTGGTTTGTCCTGGTTACGATGCTCCTGGGGACCGTTACGGCCGTAGCAGCAGAACCGAAGACGATTCCCGGATGGGTAGAACTGCGCCAAGACATGGAGCTATTCAAGGGGGCGCTGGATCGTACTGTTGGCCACACCGTGTTGAATACATACCTACCTGGATACGGGGTCGTGTTCTTGTTCAGTGCCAACTCTAACGACCTCGCCGCCATCCAGCGGGAAGTCGAGCGCGCCTTAACCTTCATTACACCGACCATAAGCTCGCTACCCGAGGGCGAACGGATCGCTATCGTGGGGTACCGTGAGTCATTCACGGGCGATTGGGAGATCATGTACGTCTCCCGGGCCGACAGCAGTGCGGACCCAGACACTTGGGACATATACTACAATAAGAAATAAGCTCTCACGGCCCCTTCGGGGGCCTGTT